AAATACGAAATTTTTAGCGACATCAATTCCAATAAGCTTTAGATTATCTAATGAAGTTGCATTTTCTGTATCTATATAAACAACGATGCCACCCATTTTCTGGGTATGTTTAGCTATTTCAAAGCCAATGTGTGATTTACCGATAGAAGGTGGTCCTTGTATTTCTATAATCCTTCCTTCTGGTAAGCCGCCATCTCTTACATTTGAAAGAATATAATTTAATTGTTTTGAACCTGTAGAAACCCAACGATGAATATTTGTTGGAGCATCATCACTACTAAGATTAAAAGCTACTTTTTCGTTATGTTTTTTATTAATTTCTTTTATGAGTTCGCTAGCGAAATCATCTACTGTATCTGTTTGAGCAGTAGAATTTTTTGGTTGTTTTGCCATAATATACCTCAACTGTTATTATAGTAGACTAAAAATTTAATGTTAACAGACATGAATAAGAACAAAAAAAAGACCGCATTTTCATGCGGTCTTCTGTGGTTAAGATGTTAGGACAGGAGGAACATTATTTTTTTACATCTTAACAACAACTCAATCATCTAGTGCAGAGAAAGCATCATCAATTTGTTTTTTGCTGTTCTTTCTAACTGCCGGTTTTTTTTCTTCTGAAACCGTTTCTTCTTGACTAGATGACGTTTTATCTGAAACCTCCATTGACTCTACAAGAGATGACTTACTTGCTAAGAAGTTTTCGATGATTTCATTCATTTGTTCAGAAGATTTTACTTGTGATTTGAAAATTTCTTCAAGATTTGGAATTTGTTCAAGAACCTTTGAACGTTCTGAATCTGAACCAAGTAGAGGACTTGGTTTACGGCGGGGCTGAAGCTTGAGATCCTTAACAGCGAAACCATTGAAGGTCTTATCAGTAGGGGTTACAGTTACTGTAAAATCATAACCGTCTACTGGGTCTGTAAGATCTTCATCAGCATAGTCTGGATGAGCGAAAACGCCATACAGGTCTTTTAGCATTTTGCTATTGAACTCCCATAGCTGAACACCCTTGGATTCTTCACCACGAACAAGGATTGGGATATAGTAGCGTTCACGAGGCTGAAGCTGTAGAAAGAGCTTCCATGAAGCCTTGCTGCTGCGATCTTTACGAAGATCAGTAAGCATTTCAAAGATTGGATCTGGAAGATTAAATTGAGCAGGAGCTACGAAACGACGCTCTGAAAGAAGACGACTATCGTAATATGAAACTTCCTGTACTGGTTGACCATTTGAATCCTTATATGGAAGAATTCGGATATCGTGTTGTCCGATCTGTGGTTTCCAATAAGTTAGTTTTGGTCTATTAGATTCTGATGTTGTTGTTTTGGCTTTACGGTCGCCGGATAGAGCGGCGATTTTACGTTTAATTGATTCGATATCGTATGACATGTTTTATTTTCTTTCTTTGGTTAGGGTTGCACTAATGGCGTTTGAAAAATAAGTTAAATTGTTAATAAATGGGTTGCACTAGTGGCAATGATAAATATGTGTTATTCAAAGCAAATTGTTCAAGTTTGCATAAGATTTTTAACACCATTATACTTCACACAAGATGCTCTAACTGCTTGCTGCAAAATAATACCAAGCCAGCTTTCCTTGTAAGAAGGAACATATGAAATAGTCTCATTTGATTTTACATTTAGAGATGAAATAGAACCAATTTCATCTTCAGACAAAGGACAACGATATTGACTTAGCCAATGTAATGAACGATTAGCAACAGATAAATTATATAGTTCTGGATTGATCTCGTAAATCATTCCTTTGTCCCTGTGCCATTGAGAGTTTTGTGGCAAATAATAATCTTCTTCTTTTGTTCCTAGTTTACCGATGTCATGAAATAAACCAGCGATAATAAGACTGTCAACTGGAATATCTGCTCCATATAGTTTGGACAGCTCTTTCATAAGTTTTACAACATTAAGGCTATGCCAAACTAATCCTCCAGGAAAACAACCAATGTACTCGGTTTTTGTCGAAGCAGGACAAACGGCAGCACGATCTACAACATCTTCACAAAGCTCTAACAAAGCTGCTTGTTTATCTTCGTCTTCTATCTTGGAAACAATATTTTTAAAATTGTTCCAATTGGTAGTAATCTTTTGTACTATTTGATCGTTCATTTATTCCTCAGTATCTATTAGTAACAAACAGATAAAATTTTGTTAATGATTAAAAATTATCTTCTTTAAGAAAGAAATTGATTTTTTCAAAACTTTTAATATTTGAAGAACCAATGCTACATAGCTTATCAATAGCACCAAAAAAATCTTCATGAATATCCAGAATTAATCCATCATGTAATATAAACAATGGAATAATATGATTTTGATAATTTGCTTTATGAATCTTTTTTACTATATTAGTGAATCCTTGCATAGCCACATCTACTGCCGTTGATTGAATATAATAGTTTAATAATACATAAGGTTTTGCACCTTCACAAGAAATCTTTCTTCCATAAAAGTTCTTTATGTATTTGCCATTGTTAGTATTAAATTCTTCTTTAAGTTTTTGCTTTAAAGTTTCAATACCAAAATAATCTTTTATAATTGCAATTAATTCTTCTGGCTTTTTAACATGTCCAAGCAATTGTTTATGTAATGTTTCCTCATTGGCTCCATATAACTGAGATAATAAAGCAATTTTTACTATCTTCCTTGATATGTCCAAATTATATGTTGACATGAAATGCTGATATATGTCTTGCGGCAAATCGTTGTCTTGGCAATCCCTTGTTATTGATAAAAGTACTCTTGGTTCCAAAGAAGAGAAATCTAAATAAACAATTTTCCCTTCAGAACCAAACCTGGATGTTATAATATTTCTATATTCTTTTTTAAGAATTAAAATATTTGGACCTTCTTCAATTATTAAACGTCCAGTTGTCGAATTTATTCTTCCATATATTGGTTTTTTTGAGTAACCATTATTGGGACTAAAACTTTTTAAAATCTCTTTTTGTGTTTGTTCTGTTCCAAGATAGTATTTTTTTTGTTGTTCCTCATCAATCGCAGTTGGCTGCAATGATTTAAATAAAAAATCATATGAATGAAATTGATTTAAGTATTCTTGATCTATCTTATCTATTTCGCTAGAAACTCTATGAATATAACTTTGCACTTCATTCTTGAAATCTTCTCTTTTTAAGAAATAAATCCAAGGTGTAGATGTGGCGTTATTCTTCTTGCCATTTAAAGTTTTATAGATGTTCAACCATTTATTAGAAGGAAATCCAATCCTTTCTAAACAAAATAATTGATTTATTATCTTTATTTCTTCTTCATTTAAATAAAGATCTGAATTTATAACTTCATCATTGGAAATTTGACGAATGTTTTTGCCATCATAATGGACATCGTTAATTCTATTGCCAAATAGATTTCTGTCAAATATAATGGTGTGAGGCATTTCTGTATAATGCCATAGTATATTATATGTTTAAACCTCAAGTGGTAGCAGGAGCTGCGGGCGCACTGGGGGAGGCAGCAGAGGCTTGAGCAGCAGCTTGATTTGTAATACTTAACATATTTGCAATTCTTGAATTGATGTTATTGTATTGTTGGTATGCATCATTTGCTGAGAATTGAATTGAAGTTGTAAATTTACCAGCTTCAATAGTATGAGACAACCCTGTAACATAATAAATGTTATCTAAAGTAGTTCCAGTTTGTAAATCAACAAAGAAATTTTGCATGTATGATACAAGAGGATTTCCCATTGTTGTCATGTTTAATTGAGATGGAATAACTTGCATTGGCAATCCTCCAGGCTGCTCTCCTGAAGGTAAAAGACTACTCTGTGATGGAGATCTTTGAAGTTGTATTGTTTGTAAAGTAGTGTCTGGTTGAGAACTAATTTGCATATTTAATACTGTTGTTCCTGCGGCACCATAAATAATATGAGGAGCAGTTTTCATTAAAAATTCTTTTATTTTTCTTGAACCGCCGAGAATTCTAATATTTCCAGTGTTATTAATTATTGCATTCATAGCCGCCGACTGAGTTAATGTAACCCCATTGGCATTTTGAACTTCTATTATTCCAAATTGAATAGCAGCTTGCAGTGTTTGTTCAAAAACTTGTCTTCGATTTTCAGAAACTTCTGTAGTAATTCCCGCTGTAGGAGATGCACTTGGTAACACAGTGTTTAAAATTCCCATTTGGTCTTCTCTGGAAGCATTTAAAATAGCTGATTCTGTAGAAAAGGTTGTAGCACTTGCATCAAAAATATGTATTCTAAGGATATTCTTAGTGCCATATTCATAATCAGTAGTTGCTCCCCCTTCTGTTCGGGGAGTTTTAGAAGGTAAACATTCTAATAGCATTTCAACTTGTGGTAATTGAAAATCACCATTTGGCGTTCTTTGTCGTAAAATATTATTCAAACTTGTTTGATATTGAGGCAATTCCCCCGCAGGAGAAACACTTGTAGTCCCTGTAGTTCTGTCTATTGCTTCCCTTACAAGAGAAGCTCCACTTTCCCCCCACAATCCATAAGAATATGAAGATTGATCATCAAAAAAATTGACTTGCATAAATCTTATAAATTCTCTAATTGTCATTGATGTTGTAGAATTTACATTCTCCAATCTATTTCTTATAATTTGTTCTTCAAAGTGATGTAGATCAATTAAAAAATTTGCGGTTGTTATTCCATTTGCATATCCTGCTTTGTCATTAAATGGATAATACATAAATTGTATTTCATCAAAATTATGAGTAGAAGCCAAAGGTTTACCAACCATATGTAACATCAAAGTTGCAAAGGAACAAAAAGAATTCTCATTAAGAATCAAATCGCCAAATTGTGCATGATAATCTCGTAATGCAGTCTGATCTGCACGAGTAGTAGGTGCTTGAAGGTTTCTAACTCCTGGTGTCCTTCCCCCAGCGGTATTGCTTTCGCCGGGACGATAAAAAGGATCTTCAATACCGTTTAAATTTAATAAAGTTCTTAATTGATCCTGAGCATTACTTATTACAGAATTTCTTAGTTGACGTATAGAACCAGGCGCTCCTGGTTCCGCAGTTCTTTGTTCTGTAATCTCTCTAAACAAAACTTCTAATTGTTGTGCCAATTCTGTTGAAACTGGATTGCCATAACCTATTAAATTAGTTCTTAATTGTCTTAATTGTGTCAATTGTGCTGTAGAAAATCTAATTGTAGCATTTGCATCTACAGCAGCATCAATAATTTGTGTTGCTCTTGGATCTCTAGGTCTTTGTCCTTCTGCTGGAGCTGGATATAATCTATCTCTAAGACGTGCAATTGTTTGTTGCAATTCCCTCATGTTTCTCATGTAATTTCTTGTATTTTCACTGTAATCGAATATCGATTGAGTCATTGTTTCTACAGCACCACGAGTAAATAATTGCAATTCAATGTCTACACCCGTACCAGCATCCAAAAAAGTAAAAGTAGAACCCATTACACCATAACGTTCTTTAACTCTCATTCCATTGATTAAATCTGCATAATCATTTGGAACATTAGCCACAATGTTATTGTCCGGATGTGACCATCCATATTCTATGTCTATTTCCTGTGAAGAATATAAATCTGCTTTTAATAAATCTGCAATGTCATTCATTCTAGAACGATCATGAAGTCTTAATTTTAATTTTGCAGTTTTAGTACACATGTCTCCATGAGAAGGACGTACTTCTACCTCAAAAGACATAATAGAAAGAAATGGTCTAAATTTATCTAAAATCGGATTAGCTCTTAATGAAGCGTCATCTGCTTCATCTGCATTTACTAATGTTTGTGGAGATAAAAACAATTCCATTCCAGCTTTTGTATAAGAATCTATCTGAGGAAATCTAGAAACTTCAGAACCTCTCATTTGATTTGCCTGCGCCATCAAATATGCTGGATTTGATGAAGCTAAAGGTCTTATTTCTTTGGCTCCATCTAAAAATTTAGAGATACTTGTAGCAAACAATCGACCATCTGAAGATATTGCTGGTCGAGGATAAAACATTGTAATTTCCATATAAGGAACTGCTCTAGATAATTCATATGAAGGCATCCCATTGAAAAATATTGTACATGCATTGGCATTTTTTAAATTTAAAGAAATTCTAGGATGTTTAGAAACATATACCGCTATATTCGGGGAATCATTTCTATCAGAAGTAAGATTTTTATTAATAATGTCACTTTCGATAATGCCATTTCCATCTGGACCTACAGTTCCTACTATTCCTTTGTATCTTCTTGTTGAAGAGTTTAAAAAATCCATTAGGCTATAATAGCGATCAGTTTCATCACTTTTTCCATAATAAAGTTCAAATAAATTAAAAAATTGTATTTTTTGTTCTTTAGTAGCGTCTGTTAATAAAGTATTAAGTTCAATTAATAAATCAGAAGTTAAAAAAGCACCATTAGAAGTGTCTATAATGTTTTTTATTAATGTTCCTTGGTTGCGATCAATATCTAAAGTTCTTCTTAAAG